GGGTAGCGGGATATCCTTTTAATTGTAAATGTCTTTTAGCCATATTCTCTAAACCAGATTCAATATTCACTTGAACTCGTTGAATTGTTCTGGCAAATTTAACATCCAATTGAGATAAGTTGGCTTTTCTTTCAGGAGCTTGATCTTTTTCTACAATATAGTCCTTGGGAATTTTAAGAGCAGCAAGAAGCTTGTCTCTGTAATACTGAACATCTTCAATCTCTCCCAGATTAGTAGCTCCAGGGAGGGTATCAATCTTAGTTCCTTTCCCGTTCTTGCTTGGCACAAAGAAGTCCTCGTCCATAGACATAGGATTGAATCTAGCATCGACTGTTCCTTTGGGAGAGTTATAATATTTTTCCTTCTTAAACTTTTCTTTCAAGCGTTCTATAAACATCTCAGCTTTGCTTGTTGGAAGGTTTCCTGTATCTACATAAAAGATTCGTCTTTCTGGGGCTCTTGAAAGACGATAAATCATCATGGCATCTTCCATCATTTTAAGGGACCTAAACACACGATGACACAAGGCAGCTATAGATCGTCCGTATGGATAAAAGAGGGGATCAGAGGTATGAAGTCTGTAATGAACAATTTGGTTTTTATCTAATTCAACATACTTCACAGGCTTATCAAACCCAGTAGCCCCACCATCAGAATATTGATATTGAATTGTTTGGCTATCTGGAATTTCTTGTAGAAACTTTTTAAGATAGCCAAATTCGTTTTCTACTCTAAGAATCCAATTAGGATTAAGAATCTTAATCTTTTTAATTCCTTCTGTAGGTCTATTTACATCTACAATGAGTTCCGTAAAACAATCTCCATATTTTACAGTATTACGAACAATATCCCATAAGAATTTATGTAAATTAACTTGTTTAAATAACTCTTCAATTTCTGTCTCAACCATATCGCTTTCTGTCTTAATATTCCACCGCTCACTTCTAGGACCTCTTTGGGTTGAATCATCAGCATAAATATCAAAGGCTGCACCAATTTCAGGATATTCATCCATGTCCTCATACTCTTTGTAGCGTCTGCGTCTATTAAGTTCTAATTGCGGAAGAATCGGATTCCGCTGAATTCCTCCAACAACGGGGCTATCGCTAATCTTATCGTCCTTAATGGTGTCAGTTTGAATTACTGTATCACCAGCATCAGCGTAAACATTTCCCTTATCAATTAATCTTACAGCTTCTTTTTGAGCTTTAGTGGCAAAAAACTTAGCAAAGAATCTTCCTATTGGTCCAGTAGGAGTATAATACCCTCCTCCACGATTAGATGTACCACCAAAAGTGGTATAACCTTCTTCTAAGAGTTCGTCGTCTTTTTTTATTTCATCAGCCATTTGTAATCTTCCTCAGTCATCATCCCTGATTGGGTTTTAACTTTGATTTTATACGCTTTCGAAGGCATAGCGGGAGTATCCATGTGTGGTATTTTAGAAACAAACTCAAGAGGAGTAGTCTCAATTAGATGTTTATAAGCGTGAACTGCTAAAGCTAAACTCATAATTAAATCATCATGATACCCTTTTTCTGCTTCTACTTTTCCATGTTCGTTAATAATAAAGGTCATTAGTTCATCACAAGTTCTTGTAGAGTTAATTTTAATGAGGTCAATTCTAATAGCTTCTTCTAGATCAGCTAGGATGCTGTCTCTATTCTTTGCCGTAACCTGAAATCCAATATCTCCTCGTTCGTCATCCCACAAGTTCTCATATTCGTATACATTGTTAAGCCAGTCAATTAAGTTATTTCCAATAGTGTTTCGCTCACAAATAATGTAAGCAATATTATATAGCATACCTTCTGTAGCTAAAATCTTAGCAAAATCATTAATTGCTGTTCTATTAGAGTAGAACTCAGCAACCTGCTGTCCATTATACATATTTATTATATGAAAAGCGGAATAATCCCTATCTCTTCCTAACGAAGTATCACATGCAATCAGGTAACTATATTGTGGATGGGGCTCTTGCCAAACCCGCATTCTGTTATTGTGTTTCGTATAAAAATCTTCACTTGTCTGAGAAGCTAACGCTCTTAAGATTTCTCCTTCAATATAAGTATCTCCTGTTCCAAGGAAGGAGCATTCATATTCTTGAAGCCATTGTTTGTTGGGCATATTCGCCCTAGTAGTATCTTCCCAGGTATGAATATCTAATCCCTTTTCTCTCATAACCTCATATAAGTGTTCATACTCAGGATTATAATTATATTCAGGGTGTTCTTTCCATCTAATATCTACTGGATGGAAGGAGTTCTCTCCATCCAAAGCTTTTTGGTATACATCGTGATACCAGTTACCTATACCGTTAACTGTAGATAATACAAAGGCTCTACCCCCTGTTGAGATAATCGGGTAAACAGCAGCCCAGATAGTGTCAATATTTTCAATGAAAGCCGCCTCGTCAATAATGAGGAGAGATCCAGCTAATGATCGTCCTGATTGTTTCCCAGATGGGCGAGATTTAATAACAGAGTTGGTCTTAAGTTTAAGTGTATGTTTATTATCCTCAATAATCCCTGGCTTTAAAAATGAGGGAAGCTCATCATACATAAGCTTAATTCTGTCTAATACTTCAGTTGATTCCGCATCGCCTTTAGAGAGAATAACAACAGATTTATGCTTTTGGAAGGTAATAGTCCACAAGGAATAGGCTGCGGCAATAGTTGTACACCCAGCTTGCCTAAACTTTCTCAAGATACTAAAACGATTCCCTTCAATCTCAGAAAGAATCCTTTTCTGAAACGGATATAAGCGAAAAGGGACTAAGCCACGAATTGGGTGAGTCACCTTAATGTATGTTGAAATAAAATACTCTGGATCTTCCCTACATTTCTTGAATTCGTCTAATAATTGATTTTTTTCCATAACAACTTAATATTCTGTATTATTATAGTATATGAATATTCATGCTATTATATGTACTCGGTCTAGAGAAGAAATGACAACTATGACCGATAATTTAATATCATACTTTGCTAAGGCGGGAGTAAATGTCCTCGTAATAGCAGGAGCATCCTCTATATTTAAAGCATATGAAGGAGCTTACGCTACAATCAGCCCTGACCCAGAGGATATCATCATTTTCTGCCATGACGATATTGAAATACGGGAAAAACCAGAAGTTTTTCTTAACTTTTTAAAAGGAACCTTGGAAAATGAAGAAACAGGGTTCGTTGGAGCAGCAGGAACCACACTTTTAAATGAAGATCCTATATGGTGGGACCAAAACAACCACAGAAGAGGCTTTCATAGAGGAAGAGTAGCCCATATTACCCCAGAAGGAGAAGAATATGAGACTTTTTTCGGTCCTGCTGGGGATGTTGTGGTGTTGGATGGTCTATTTCTAGCAGCAAAGCCTAAAGTTATTGAAGATATTGGATTAAAAAAGCCTGATTACTTTGTTGGGGAGTGGGATTTCTATGATATTCACTATACTTCCCAAGCTTTCTTAAAAGGATATATAAATAAAGCCATACACTTCAATATTTTCCACAATTCTAGAGGAGAATTGGTTGGTAGAGAATCCTGGCATCAAAATAAAGAGCTATTTAGACTAAATACTTCTTTACCCTTACAACTGCATATTTAAAATGAGTACAAGACTAACAAAACACAATCTTATTGGCTTTACGGGAGATGGGGACCATAAGCATAATCATTGGCCCCACCCAATAAATGAAAAATTCAATACCGAGATTCGCTCCGTAGTAGGCATCTATGGAATAGGAGCTAAATCAGATTTTCCTCTCTTAAAAAGGTGTAGAGATTATCTTATTTCTCGTATAGAACTTCTAGTAGATCATAAAGTTAAAAGAGATACAGAAGAATATTATCAAGTAATGAATATTCAAATTAATCACGGTTTTAACAAAAAAGCTCATGAACAACAAGAATTAATTGAAAACGCTGGTCTGCTTCTTTGCGTAGGGAATTGGAGAGAAGACGATAAAGCTCTCCGACAGTATAAATTTGGAAGACTTTCAAATAAGCCAATTTATGAGATGCGGTATGATGGAAAAATCCCAATTAAAGATATATTCCGTTACTTGCAACCAATTAGACCTATTAAAGATGAGGCGTGGGATTCAACAAAGCAAGACAATGTTCTTATCTTTGAAACCCCAGAAGGTCATCTAGAGCTTATGGACGGCAACCATAGACATGAGTTTGCCAATAGAATAGGCACTGTTACTCATCTACAGGGATGGATAATTAAAGAAGTTTGACGCGCAGCGTCCGATTTTTTACTTCTTTTTCTTAGAAGTCTTTTTCTTCTTAGGAGCAGGGGCCACAGGTGCAGGAGCTTCAACAACCCCTCTCTGAGCCATCATGGCATCTAATTTACCCTGGAGAACCTTGCGGTGTCCACCCTTCGCTCTGGCAAGTCTAGCTCTCAGTTTTCCTTCGTTTCTATCCATTGTTAAATTTCCTTCCGTGTTTTCTTTTTGATTCTTTTAAGAAGAAGTATCTAAGCTTCTTTTGAATAAGAGCTAACTTCTCAAAGTATTTAGGTCCTTTGTTGTTATATCTTTTATTCTTTTTAATTTTCAAGCTCTTTCCAATGATTATATCCCTTTCCGTAATTGTGTAGAACTTCTTGATCTTTTTTAATATCCTTAATTGCTGTAACCCTTATAAATCTCTTGTCAGCAAAGTAATCAAAGATCACATCTTGATTTTCATCAACATGGTTGTAAATATGAATATTACCTGTGGAGAGGAGCATAAACTCTCCTCCTTTTTTACATTTCTTACATTTACAAGGCAGAGGGTAACAAACTTGCGTAATTTGGTCTACGAACTTATCCTTAGTTCTTAGTTCCGTTCTCATAAAAGTAGACTCTTCTATAACTTCGTCTTTCTTAATGTCCTCTATTGCAAAGACCCCATAACCCCCAAAGCTGCTTTTTCTTACCTCTAATTTAGAAGGGGAAACAAGCTTCTTTTTATGTGTTTGGGATTTTTCGGACTCACAAGGAATAGTCTTACTTTTCTTTTTAGCAAGTCTTTTTCCTAATGTTTCATAGAGTGTATATGAGTCCATTTTATTTGTCATTTACGCTAGAAGATGCCCCTTCCAAATCAAGGATCCAGTCAATTCCTTTCGCAACTCCGATCCCAGCACCAGCAACAAGTCCAAGCAAAACTACAAGCTCTGCGAAACTCATTCTGTAAACTGAAAAAGG